GACTACAGATATATGTAAAAAAGATGATTATTCAAATACAATTATTTACAAAATTACTTGTAAAGACCCTAACATAAAGGATATTTACGTTGGTCATACTATTAATTTTGTTCAACGAAAAAGTTCACATAAACAGAACTGTATAAATAGTAAATCACCAAATTACAAATGTAAATTATATGAGACCATTCGCAGCAATGGCGGCTGGAGTAATTGGAAAATGGAAATAATACATTTCTTTAGTTGCGGCGGACTTTATGAAGCAAAACAAGTTGAACAAGAGTATTTTACTTTATTGAATGCCAATCTAAACAGTGTGGAACCGTGTGGTAAGGGCAAGAGTAAAAATAAGAAAAAAAAGGAAAAGGCTACACCGAATATTAGTGTTTCTGAAAATATTACTAATGCTTTTGAAACTGATTGTGATAGCAAATTTTATTGTAAAATATGTAACTTTAAGTGTAATAAGAAAGGAGATTTAAATAGACATAACTTAACATTAAAACATAAGGCTTTAACAAATAATAATTATCCAATAAATTCACCTAAGACATTTTCTTGTGTATGTGGAAATAAATACAAACATTTATCTAGTCTCTGTGCTCATAAAAAACAATGTATTCAACCTAAACTTAACACGCCGAATATTGAGAAAATATTAAGCGATAAATACTATTGCGAAAAATGTGGATATGAAACTGATAGAAAAAATAACATGACAACTCATTTGTCTAGTGCTAAACATCAAAAATTAACCACTTACAATATAAAATCATCAGATAACAACAAACAAACGGCAACATTAAGCAAATATTGTTGTCAAGTGTGTGATAAAAAATATAACGATAGAGCAGGACTTTGGAGACATAAACAAAAATGTATTAATGTAAGTAAGAAACCTGATGAACAATCTTTGGTATTAGAAATTTTGAAACAAAATCAAGAATATCAAAAGTTATTATTATTACAACAACAGCAAATATTGGAATTAACTGCTAAATCGTTTGGAAATATATTAAACAATTAGTATATTCTCCTTGTATTACCATGTTAAATTACAAAATATAAGATATTATATATTTATATTTTGAAAAATGAAAAAAAATCCCAAAAAGTAAAAAGGGAAATGAAATTTGGACATTTTAAAAATGTCCATTTTTGAGAACCCAAAAAAAGTTTCAAAAAACACTGTTTTTTCACGTTGTGACCAATATCATCACAATTGTTTTTTTTGTTTGATAAATTTGAGACGATATTTTTTTGGTATTTTCTCAAAATTATTATCTAACTATACAATATGAAACAAATTGAAACCCATTTAGGAGAAAGTTTTGAGAAAAAAGAGAAAATATTTTTCTGTAAATTCTGTGACTATAAATGCTCTGTAAAATTTTCATATGACAGACATTTGTTGTCTACTAAGCATCTGAAAATGACACAAAATGAAACAAATGAAACACAACACGAGAAAAATGAGAAGATAATACCAAGCAATATATGTGAATGTGGAAAGGTTTATAATAGTAGAACTACACTTTGGCGACACAAAAAAAAATGTATTAAGGATCCCATCGATAACACCAATGATAAAGAAGATGAAGACCATGAATCAGACGATGATGATACGAAGAGTAAAAAGGCGGCCTGTAACATCGACACACAAATGTTATTAGATGTTCTAAAGCAAAACCAAGAGTTTCAAATGTTTATGATGGAGCAGCACAAGCAAATGATGGAGATGGCAAAGTCATTCAATACCAATACGATTAACAACACCAATTGTAACAACAACAATAATACATTTAACCTACAGTTGTTTCTAAATGAGAAGTGTAAGGACGCCTTAAATATGAACGAGTTTGTAGACACCATTAAGATGCAATTATCCGATTTAGAGAATTTTGCTCACGTAGGCTATGCCGATGGTGTGTCCAAAATCTGCGTCAAAAACCTGAATAACCTGGCTACATTTTTGCGACCCATCCACTGTAGCGACGTGAAGCGTGAAACCCTATATATTAAGCACAATGATGAATGGATAAAGGAAAGCGAAGACAAGGCCCTGTTAAGAGACGCAATAAAGAAAATAGCAAATAAAAATATACGGCAAATCAATGAATGGATCAAGGAAAATCCCAATTGCACGGATCCCAGATCAAAGAACAACGACAAATATTTAAAAATTGTCATGAATGCCATGTCAGGCACAACTGTAGAAGAACAGCAGGAAAATATGGACAAGATCGTTAAAAATGTCACCAAGGCAGTGGCCATCGATAAATACGCTCTGAGGTCTTAACCATTAATTAAAAATCTATCAATTAAAATCAATAAATAAATATATTTATAAACTATATTTATTTGTTACATAAATGAAATATTCTCCAGCGACATTTTGCCGTCCAAGTAGATAAAATTCAGCACAAATAGCATCAGTAATTTCTCATTTCGAAACTCCTTTCTTACTTTATTGAAGGCAATCAGTAAATCATATTGCTTACTATTATCTGCCAATTGTATCCGATTGTCCTCCAATAACTGTATTATATCCAGCGCATTATACGCCTTCTCATACAACTTTGTTACAAAATTCAACAGCGTCGCTTCACCAATACTAATTTCCGCATTCTTTTTACCGGCAACAAAAGTCTTCTCCAATTCCGTCTTTAACCAATCAATGCGCTTCGCATTCAAGTCGCCCATTTTAAACGTCTGCTCCAAATTGTATCTATACAAATTAACCACCTTGCCATTATACTCGGGTTCCGGTATATAAATCTCGCAAAACCGCGACAAAATTGGCTTCAACATTTTATACTTGTCTTCCACAATAATGAAAAAACGCGTGTTATGACTGAATAATTCAATACATCGTCGCAAAGCGGATTGCGCATCCATTGTTAGTTTATCCCCATTTAATAAGACAATACTTTTGAAAACATCGCCGCCATTCGAATTAATGTGCGTCTTTGCGAAGAATTTTAGCTCCTCGCGTATAAATTTGATACCCTTGCCATGTGCGCAATTCACATACATGACAAAATCGCGGATTTTCTCCTTGTTGCCGTCATAAATAAGTGTTATAAAATCATTTACAATTGTGCTCTTCCCTGATCCCGAAGGGCCGTTGAAAATAATATTGGGTATTTTTTTATTGTTGTGAAAATATTCCAGTTTGTCTTTTATGGGCTGGTGAATATTAATCATTTATAATTTGTTAGTTATCTAATATTGAAATAGTGTTTTTATATTTTAATATTACGTAATTGTTTTATTTTATATGTAAGTATGTTTGTACGCCAATACGGCGCCTGTTCCCATGAAATCCTTCCATTTATAGTGGGCACTCTTCATGTGACGCAATAAATCGTCCTTTGACGTCACAGTTTGAAGAAGAGTAAAATTATTTGGGCTACATTCGTCGGTAATAATATCAAAAGATGAAATGATACCACCTTCGGTTTCTAATGCTGTCTTCTTATCATCATTTATTATTCTCAAGAATTCCGGGACCATGTCCTGGCGAATAGTAAGGTCAACTTGAATAGTAATTGGCATAGTTTGTAATTATAGTATTTGTTGTGATAATAATATAATTATTATAACTTATTTTTTTTTCAATTTTTTTGTAAAAGTCTTACTACGCTTTTCCGCTTGCTTTTTACTACGTTTTCCGCTGCGCTTATACAGCGCTCGACAAACTATGTGTATAAGGATTCTCCTTGAAGGCACTCAGCAATCCAGGGTCGATGCGATTACAATCCTGATAAGCATTCACATATTGCGGCGTATTGGTCTTTCCATATGTCTGCGTGGACGGACCCAACGCAATATTCGCACTCGGTGTCCACATGCGATTGTTATCACGGTCTGAATCCAATTTGGACATAGACATATTCATTGATGAGTTGAAATTTTTGGCATTGCCCTGGTTTATTCTGCCAGCAACCAGCTTCTCCTTCGACTCATTGTTGGTCTGTCTGTAATCCGCATCATATAGTCTTTGACCAGATCTGTCGCCAACCGGATTAAGCTGGCAAAACTCGCTGGTTGTGTCGCGCTGATTGGCAATACACTGTTGTTCAGATACCTCATAAGCGCCAGAAATTTGGTTGCCAATGAAGCCATTGGGTTGGTAAAGTGTCGTCTCCTTAATAGTAGTGCTGGGTGCGTCGCCAGAAACATGAACATAGTTGCCAGGGACCTCGCCCCCCATGTTTCCATAAACACGCATATTACAAGTATATTCCTCCTTCTTTGACGGCTTCAACATATCCATAATCGGAGCAATTGCGGCACCAATAGCACCCGAGAACCCAGAACCATAAGTTCGTGCCTGTGTATTTGTGCTTCTGTTGTTCGCATAATTGGTGTGACTCTTCTTGTTAACATCGCCGTCTGAATGACCACCGCGACCAACAGCAGTTGAATGTGATACATTATAGCCTTCCCATTGAATGCGTTTGGTCTCCTCGTGATTCGTGGGCGCATATCCAGCCGTCTTTATGGTCGAGTTCGGTGTTCCCGTGACCTGCTTGGTCGTCTCGTTTCTATTTGACGTATGGAATACTTCATCGGCGACCATACGGGTGGCCTTTTCGGCGCCAGTAGTAGTGAGCCATCGGTCCTGCGAGTTAACAAAGAAACCATCGGGTCTGTATTTCTCAACCTTGCCTTGTAATCCAACATTCTTAATACTGGACTGGGCAGGTCCTTGTAAATTGTCTAAACTATATTCCAACTTGGGATTAGTTGACACACGCAGCTGGTCAACCGTCTTGTCGAGCCATGCATCACGGTCTTCCATACCCGAGTTGAAGCCACCGCTGCCTTCCGACGAAAAACCTTTTCCTAAACCGGGTCCAACATGGACGGATTCAAAAGGCTTGACCATATTATTTTTAAGTGCTGGGTTGACACGAGACTGCATGAAGTCGCTCATATTTGGCGCGCCATGAGTCCATTGAACATTGTCCTGAGGCTTGAATAGCGGCGCCTGCTCAATCTTCTTAATTGTCTGAGAACCAGCGCCAATGTAATTGTCTAAAATGTTTTCTGCGTTGTTATTATTATAAAGTTGACCCTTGGGTTTGCCGCCGTTAAAAGGGACCATATTGTTATGCTTAAATTCTTGTGAGTCCATGTAGTTGCCGGATAGCGAATAAACCTGCTGAATCGTATCTGAAACCTTGCCACCGGCACGCTGGCGCTGCTCATATGCGTTCTGATTGAAATACTTGTCGCTTGCCATATTGGGATTCACATATTCCTGAACATTGTCAACGAGTTCCTTATTGTTGATAACGGGGTAATTTGTGGGCGGCACATTGGTATTTGGCAAGTAGTTCGCCTTGGCACCCATTGAAGTAAAGTTCTCCTTTCCATTATTCGAATTATTGTTTGTTCCATTCGATGGTTGTTTATTATTTTTTTGATTTGAAGCAATATACATTCCTCCTAATGCGATAAGTGGTATAGCTAATTCCATTATATATTATATACTATATATAATATATACTTTTCTTTTTTCATTTTTACTTCGTTTAATACTTCGTTTATACTTCGTTTTAACATTTTAACTTAGTTTTTTCTAAGTCTTTTATCGAACATGTCTTTTATCGAACGTGTCTTCTCGCAGTGCCAGTTTGTTGGTCAAATTGCTGCCGAGCATAATCAATGTTCGAGTTCTTAAAACCTTCTTTTCCTGTTTCTTTCTTTGAAATAGGTTTTGTATATTCTTGGTTATTCTCGTTGCATCCAGCATCTCTCCTAAAATTGTCCTTTTCGAAAATGCGCGTATTCACATAATTACTAAATTTCATTTCAGTATGAACCTGAGGATTCTCGGGCAAAATATAAGCATGAACTTGGGGTAAATCACGATACATCCACGCAGGCGCAGTCACTCTAGATTGGTCAGTCGTTAGAGTATCACATTCGGGATACACAATGCGACTAGCACCAGGAACAAATTGTTTATATTTGGATTTTAAACAATCCCTGGTTAAGGGCCTATCTATTCCTAAAAGTGAGCTTTGAATATCAATCGATTTGGTCCACAAATTGCCACCCCATTTTTGCGGGATAATTTGCGGGTCCAGTTGAAAGCACGGTT